TAGCAACCGTTTGTACAAGAGGATTCTTCATCATTATCATAATCCTCTAAAAATTTAACCACACCTAATCTCCTTTTGGTGGAGGCGTTGGGTACTGCCCCCAAGTCCTGTACGTCTTTCAATCCGTATCATCGAATTGTATTATATTTATACCATATCTGAAGAGTATTGTCAAGTACTTTTTATAAAGAAGAACCTTTGGTTAAATTTTTAATATTTACTCTTATTATTTTTCCAGCTGAAAGAACACATATCAGCCGTTCATCTGCTGGCATTTGTTCTAAAAATGTAAAACTTTGTGTTTCTTCATTATATAACATTGTAACCATACCTTTTCTTACAGTTCCATCATGTAGTCTTACGTGTTCTTCACCTGCTAATACAGGCTTTTCACCAAATCTTTTATGAAAATTGTTCATCATTTCACCTATTTCACCACATATTACTGGTTTCACACTTTTTACAACTAAGCCAGGAGGTAATGTCTCCATATTTGCAAGTGGATTTTCTACTATTACTTCTTCTTTCTTTTTTTCCTCAACAACTTTTTGTGTCTCTGATTCTGATTTAATTTGAGTTGTTTCAGCCGATTGAGTGGTTTGGCAACTCACTAACAGAAACATCGACATTATTATTGCTAGATGCTTCATCTTGTTTAATTCTCCATTCGGTAACAGATTCTTCCAACATAGGAAGATATTTTTCTTTATCACGAATAAATTCTTGAACAGTGCCATCTTCTGTTACTACAAGAATGACTACTTGATTGATTTCAATTCCTGTTCTTTCTCCAAACATCTCAGCGTAAGCCGAACCTTGGATGTAATAATTTTCATTCCAATCGTCAGTCCGTTCTCTTGTTGAGGTTTTAAAATCAATAACTGAAAGAATGTCTTTATATTCTGCAATGCAATCCACACGGCCTGCTACTTTATATTTATCACTATAAAGTCCACATTCTTGTGCATGAATGTTATTAATATTACCTAATGATTTTCTTCTTAGTTCTTTAAATAAACACCAAGGAAGAAAATTCTTTGTATGTTCTGCAAATTTTTTAGGAAATTCTATGTGTAAATTGTTGAGATAGTCTTCACACATATGATGAACTTTAGTACCTCTAGCACTAGCAGTGCGAGCTATATGATTAGCTACATCATTACCTACACGTTTTCTCCATTCAAGTAAACCTTCTTTTTTACGAATGGATAATACGGTAGTTATAGAAGGATATTTATTCCCCTCTGGAGTTACGTAAAATCTCTTCCTGTTTATTGTTTCTGTTGTTAGTTCTGGTAGTTTCACTGTTTTGTGATTGAACGTCATTATTTTTCACTTTCATATTATATGTCACGTTTAGTGTAATGTTTTTGTATGATTTTTGCCAAGGATTCCAAATACTGTCGTATATTGGATTAGACATTTCTTCTCCTACAAGAGCATATTCAGGCGGGACTTTGCCCCAACCTACTTCTCTATCCCATTGTCGTTGGGTGTATTTCATACGTTCCTCATTCTCTCTACGAGTCTATCAGCTCTTTTTGTTACTTGTCGATACCATCTAGAATCAACCATTTCATCTGCAGCTCGATCCCAATTACGAGAATCTACGCCACGTTTCATCCCCTTGAATTTTGATAACCTTGATCGTCCCATATTGAACATCATGTTAGCAATAATAAGTTGAACTTCTTCTGGTAGATCGTCAAAATCATTATATAGAGATTTACAATCAATTAAAACAGTTTTTACATCTTCTTCAAATGCAGCAATGACTCTAGATTCACTGACTGATGTACCGACATCGCTGCCAGCCTCAGGGTCATCTGACCTAATAAGATGACCAATCCCAAAAGTAGGATAACCAAGATGATCCAGATATACTTCATGTACAACTCCCTCATCTCTTTCTAGTTCTTTTCTTAGTGTATCAATATTCATTATTCTATTCCTATTCCAAGTTTAATTTTATTAATCAAATAACTTCTAACAAAACCAGACCGTACTATATCGCCTAATGTAAATTCTGTACAATTAAACTCATCCATTTCTTCTAAAATTCTTAGAAAATCATGTAAACCGTTTCTCTCATTTTGTTTTAATAAATCTGTCTGATCAAAATCTCCACAAAATACTATCTTTGAATCCTGTCCGACTCTTGTGATAATAGTATCCAATTCGTGAAAGTTTAAATTCTGACATTCATCTACTATAATGATTGAGTTGTCAAATGTCAACCCTCTTAAAAAAGAAGTTGATAAAAAGAAAAGACTACTTTGACCTTTTAATCTATCATATAATGTATTGAATTGCTGCTCATTAGGTTGCTCAAACATGAACTGTACCATATTTTGATATGGTACTTGATATAGTGCAGCTTTGTCTTCTTCATCACCAGGCAAAAAACCAATTTCTCTTGTGGGTATTAATGATCTAACTAACACTACTCTATCATGTTTTGATTTTAAATCCATTATATCTTTCAAAGCAAGATATAATGATATAAAAGTTTTTCCTGTACCAGCTGCACCAAAAAGGAATTGATTTTTTCCTTTTTTCCAAGTATCAAAAACTACCTTTTGATTGTCACCAATAGGTTTAACTGTAACTAAATTTGTATGGTTTATTTCTTTATTTTTCTTTGCCATGATATATCCTATTTATAAAAGGTGAGGGAAGTCATCATAATATGATGTAAAGTGTGGCCACACACCTTCCCTCTGTGGTGCATAGGCGGAGTGACTTCCCAGCTTACATCAATGCTGTGCATCGGTGCTGAAGTTTGATGTCTCGCCTGCACCATATCTATTTATCCAACAAGAGGGTTCTTTCTTTGATGTTTTCTAACCACTTCTTTTGTTTTTAGTGCTTTGTGTGATTCACCAGTTTTCCATTTATCTGCCATTGGTGATGTTGGATGAGCTGAAGCAATTTGACTCATGCGTTCATTAAATCCACCATCAACTTTTGGGCCTACTCCCATAATATGATCACCAACAAAATTTATTGATGTAGGAATTTGTATAACAATAGGTTGTCTATGTTCAAGATAAATATCTTTTTCACTCATAGACATAAATTTTTCAAATTCTTCGCCTGTATTTGTATTTCTAAATCTATATGTCGGCATTTTTCCACTTTTTTTCTTTATAGAAAGTACCAAAATCTAATTCCAATTGATTTTCTTTTTGGATTTCAACTGCAAGTTCAACTGTAGTACGCAATTCAGCAATACGTTTATATGCTTCCTGTAGTTGTCCTTGTAGCTCTTTCACATTATTTCGTAAGAGTGCATTTTGTTGTTGAAGACTTAATTTATCATCAAGATTTCTAGCCCTATATATTTTTGCTTCTTCTGGTGAAGTTTCCATTCTAGACTCCTGCATTTTTCTAACAATATAAGATGTTCGATCTTCACGCATTTCATCGCTCCCCATATTATATATGTCATCCCAAACATCATAGTTTATCTTACTCTTATATTCATCTATCTTATTCATTTTCAAGCTTCCATCTATAAAAAATATGATCCTGTATCTCTACAGTCTTAACTTTAGTTTTTGCCCATGCTGGTGTTACATAATCTGCATGATAAAAAACTGCACCGTCTGTTATATCTATGAACGGTAACTTATTATAGACTATTGACTCTGCAATTGTCAAGAGTCTTTTGTAAGTTTTCTTTTGTTTAGGTACATCACTCTTACCGTCACACCACCAAGAAAATTGGCAACGATTTCTTATAGGATAAAATTTTGCATCAGTTGGATCAGGTGTTTGTCGAGTTTTCCAACTTTCTCTTGTTGGCCCTTGTTCAATTACTTCACATATGGTATTAGGAAACTTGGGATCTTTTACCCTATTTAAAACAACTGCCGCAACTGCAAGTAGTCCGGCACTTCCTTGATTTCTTGCTTCATGATACATATTAAGTGCAAGACATTCTACTGATCTTGGGTCTACAAATGTTTGTGTTGGCCCTGTCACAATAGGAACAGGACTCATAATAGTCATCAACCCTGCTAAAGTAAATTCCTTTATCATCTCAAAAGTCTCATTTAATCTTCATTAACCAATCAAAAGTCTCATTTTCACTTTTTTCAAGACTCTTAACTACATTATAATCTTTCATCCTCGCCTCATCTTTGCAGCTTCCTCAGCTTCTTCAGCTTCTTCAGCTTCTTCTCTGGATGCAAAAGGAATAATCTCAAAATCATTCCCTTTAGGAATATAGAGTTTCCAGACAGTTCTATTTTCGTCCATATCCAATTCAACAAATGGTTCTAATGTCATCTTCATGTTACCTTATACCAGTTTAATGTAATACGAAGATGACATTATCCTCGCCTCTTTCTTGCGAAGGAGCAGTACTTCTTCGTAGTAATCTTCAGTCATCTTCTTTCACCATTGGATTCATTTCTACCCACTCTTCATAGTCATCAGGTGGCATATAGTATGCAAGCACATTTTGAATTGCCTTGAGTAACTCGTAGTCTGGCTCAAGAACGTCATCTGAACAGTCTACTTTATCAAACTGATTATTTCTATGATAAGAATCTTTCAGTTCATCAATGACAATCTGATCACAATCTTCAACTCTGAGTGTAATTGTTTTCATCCTCGCCTCATCTTAGCAACATCTTCTGCTGTTTTTTTATTACGAACTGGTACTGCATTAGATTTATGCATCTGTGCAATACCCATAATCTCACCACCAGTATATGACATTTCCTCTTTCTTAGACATACTAGGATGATATGAAGGAATGGTGCCAGAGGTAGGAATCGAACCCACGGCCTGATCATTACAAGTGAACTGCTCTACCGACTGAGCTACTCTGGCTTTAGGTTTTTGTTTTGATATTTTAACACCAATTCGGTGAAGGAACTTTTGGTGTTCTTTCTCTGCCGCAAGAAGGGATTTAGATTTCTTACCCTTCTTACGTTTTTTCGTATTGGTAGTTGTCCAATAAGATGGCAGCAAATGCATAGTCACGCAAGTTGCCCTTTCTTATTCATTCCTATAATACCCCACAACATAAGGGTGATCCCCACGGCTAGTGTTGTGATGATGAGAGAGAGGGAAGCGGAACCTTCGATTCCGCCCACCGTGAGGATCAAACTCATAAAACCAAATGCGAACCGTATCATTTCAGATAACAAGCTCCTGTCCAATTAATCGGGTATCCACCATCAAGGATATTTCCTCGAGCAGCGTTCCGAGCGGGTGCAGCCCAACCAGCAGGCATCAGAATATCACCCTTCATAAACTTTTTGTCGTTGTCAGTACCAACAA